CAGCATATCTAATTGCATCTAAAGCGTGATTGTATTTATCTATTGGTGTTTGACTCTTCTTCTCAAGCCATCTGTAATTGTTTAGTTCTTTTATTAGCGGTGCTGAACCTTCGCCTTCGTCAATGATCAGATCATAGTCCTGAAGTAGTGCTATTCCGTAAGTAATACTCCCTTGACCTTTTATGCTAGGAACTATGTTGCAGGTAGATTTAAGCTCATAAATCAATCTAGGTTCTGCGGAGTCTGCTATGATAAGTGAATCTCCTGCATACTTCTTATATAATTCTTTAAGCTGTGATGTAGTTAGTCCAGGAAGATAGAAGCACAGTTGTAAATAGATAATCTTTTTGTCTTTGTCAATTGATGTTTTTACAAGTGTTGAACTGTCTGCTGAAAATCCAAAATCTGCTCCAAAAACAGGTGGAGATACTTCCTGGAACTTTCCTAGTTTCCAATTAGTAAAGATGACACCTTCTGCTTTCTCAATCCAATTACCTTGTATCACAGCAGAGTATCTCTCTGGTCTTCTGATCTTCATATTCTCTATCTGTGCAATGTAGCTATCAGATAGATTTTCAATATTGTCTAGATAGGTTGTATGTATGTAAGTGGTATCTCCTTTTGAAATGTTTGCACCTGCTTGAACTCCTCTGTCCTGGTAAAACCTTTGATATATAAAATGTTCTTTAGTCGATGGATTAAGCAGCAGGATCACTCTGTTTTGTTTTAGCTTTTGTCTAACTGATAAATCTATTTTGTCAAAGGAGTCTTCATCTATTTCTTCAGCTTCTTCCATTACCCAAGTCGTGACACCTTGTAATGATTTAAGATTTGCTGTCTGATCTCCGCTTGATGTTTTAATTCCTCTGAATAATATCTTGCTGCCATTCTCTAGATTAACAATTTCATCTTTAGTGATTTTAAACTTATGCTCTAGATTTGTCATTTCTATCTTCTCTCTAAATTCTGGTATTATGGAAACAGATGCAGAGCGTAATGTGTATCTAGTGAATAGTATTGTGTGACCTTTCTCGTGTAGTAACCCTAATAAGAAAACACCTGTAAAGAATGATTTACCAGAACCACGCCCACCTGTCAGAATTGTATATCTAGTGTCATTCCAAAACAGCTCGTATCTAGGAGAAAAATCAGTCTTTGGTTTTGTCAGAGTCATCTTTAAAATTAAACCATGATCTAAAATCAACAGAAGGGGCATCAGCTAATATATCTATCTGTTCTTTAGGTTGCCCATAGGCAGAGTCTAAAACTGCTTTAGAAGCAGCGACATCCCCTTGTCGTGCCTTTTTAATTAGAGCTAGAGTAATTAAATCTTCTTGAAGCATATCTTCTTCTTCCTGGCTTAGTGGATTCATAGCTCTAGATTTTACATTAAGCCATTTCCTAGCAATAGTGCTTCTGTTTCTTGAACCTTTAGGTCTGCCATTAGGATTACCAGATTGTCCTTTTTTCCATTCGTGTTTTTTAATTCGTTCGTTTTTTTCCATTTAGGCTGTATTTAGGCTGTATTAATTAGGATTTGGTTGTGTGAGATGTGCATATTTTTTCTCTACTGCTTTTCCATGTTCGTCTCTGACAGGGTCTACATAGTATCCTGTGATTGGGTTAAGCCTATAATTCCAAAAGTCTTTTGGTAATGGGCCTATTCCATTCCACGCTTTAAGTGGTGTGCTTCTGTGTTTGTAGTTTTTAAACTTGTGGTCTTTTTCAGTCTTCATATATTGTAAGGCATAAATCGATTAATGGTAAATAAATCACATAGTCTGTGAATCCGTTTTGTGGATATGATCTGAAGCCAAATAAAAAGCCTAGATAAAACCCCAATGTTAATTCCCAATTATTTTCCACAGCAATAGCATTTTTGTTTTTCTTCTTTTTCTTCTATTTCTTTTGGCTCTGGTATATCAACACCCCAATCTAAAAGGTCATCTGATTCCCACTCATTAGCAAGCATATTGAAGTCCCACTCTCCTGCATTTGTATTGTCTTTGATGACAAATTCTTTCTGCTTCGCTTCACTCCATCCTTCAGCTACATCAATCCACACTTCTGATATGCCTGCATCTTGAGCTGCCCTTAGTCTCATATTACCGCCAAGAACAACTAAATCTTCGTTTACTACTATTGGACGTTTTTCTAGCATCTCTGGAAATGTTTCCATTGATTTTACCAGAGCAAAGTATTTCTGATCCTTTATGATTCTAGGATTGTCTGGATGCTTTCTAAGCTTATATGGTTTTTCAAGGCGTTTAGTATTCATTTAATTTTGTTCTTAGGTTTTCGACTATTCTTTTAAGGCATGGAGAACAGCTTGTTGGTTGCTCTTTGGCTTTGTTTACTCTGTTGTAAATAGAATACAGAACATCCCTTTCTCTAGCGTCTTTTAACTTTGTGCCATTGTAATTGTCAAAGAAGTATTCTAGGAATTCATGTTCGTCTTTTGTCAGAGTTCCTTTCTTTGGAAACCATTGATTTAGCTTTTCTTTTCGTTTCTCACATCCACAATCAGCATCTAAAGCATCTGCTACTGTATCAACAACCTTTTTAATACCTAATGGCTTTGTTATATATTTTTCAATGTCATCTCCTAAACCTCTACTTTTCATAATATTCTTTTTTCAGCTTATCGTTTATCTTAATCTTGCATCTTTTAACTGTTCGATATATTGTTGACTCAGATAGTTTTGTTTTTTTACTCATTTCAGTTGGATGTGTTTTAAAATCATATCTAAATAGATTAAAGACTTTTTTATCAAACCAATAAAAGGTTTCGACATACTTGTCCACCTTGTCTTGAATTGTTTCTTCTTCTATTTCTTTACCAGGATCAATCAAATATTTCATTTCATTATGAGTCAAATTTTTAATGTCGAGCCTTGTATATTTACTTTCCTTTCTAAATGTGTTGATCAGAATTTGTTTTAAGCTCTGATATATATACGCACCAGGTTGTGCATATCGGTCTAGGAATTTTAAAATTTCTGATTTATTATTTGGTATCTCGTTTATTTCTGTTTGAATCTTTACATATAAATCTTGTGTAATGTCTTCATGATACAAGCCTTTATTGTTTGGAAAGTATTTGTTCTCTGACATCTGTGCGATTCGTTTCATCTTATTATATTTAGATGCGATCAGATTCATGGCTTCTTTCTTTGTCATTTGTTTAGGGCCTTATATTTTTCTATAATTTCTAGTAAGTAGAATCTGTCCCACTTGTAACCTGTACGCTTTGAGAGTTGGATGTTTAGTTCTAGTTTGTCAAATCGCTCTTGACCTATCTTTTCAATTAAGTTTTGACGATAAGGAATAAGATTCCCAGAAAGGAAATAATTACATTTTCTGCAAGAAAGATGGACATTATCTTCATTAAATCTTACTGAAGGATTTTGACCTGCTGAATAAAAATGTGAAGCATCTGAGGTGTTATATGAACCGCATGAGATACATGGTTGTCCTGCATCACGATTGCGGATGTATTTATGGAAGTGAGTTACAGCTATAGCACGAAGTTGTGCAACTGTCTTTTTACTATATATGTTTTTTTGTCCCATTCATATCGATGGGCTAAGTGGTTAAGTAAAGCTATAAATTTGTAGGCATAAATAATAATTAGAACTTTCAACAATTTGTCTAGTTTATAAACAAAAAAAACCCCCACTAATAAAAGTAGGGGCAACTTAATCAAACAATCAAAAAAAAGAATCCTTAAAGCGGATCAAACTATATTAAAAAGGTTTATCGTCTTTACCAGGAAACTGAGCTTCTATGTTTTCTTTATGTCCATCAAGTTCTGGCGCTGCTTGAAAAGCTTGTACAGTTTCTGGTGTATCGTTTGACTCTGTTGGTTCGTTTAATTCTATGCTTGTTATGTTTACGTTTGTCCAAAATTTATCTGAATTATCTTTTTGAGCAGGAGTTTTCCACTCAAGTTCACATATTACAGGTTGATTAACTTGGAAGTTATTCAATTGCATAACATCGTCT